ATGAGTAGATTAATAGTATCAAATATCGAAACTCAGAACATTAAGTTTGATTCTGACACCACGGCTTTTACTATAAGCTCAACAGGAGCTACTAGTGGAGTCGGTGCTGGTTCTATGGTAAAGTTACTAGATGTTACTATAGGGTCGGTATCTGCATATGATATTGATTCAACTTATATAAATTCAACATATGATTCGTATATTATTAATGCATACTTTCTTCCTAATGGTGATAACAAATATTTAATGATGCAAGTTTTTGTAGGAGGTTCTCTTCAAACTGGAAGTATTTATGGATATGAAACAAATAATATTGGTTCAGGAAATCAAGGTGGTGGCAATTCTGAAGCTGATTTTGGAACACAACAATATGGCTCTGGAAATGGAGCAGGAGAAGGAACTATTCTTGATATGTTAATACTAAATGTTAACAGCAGTGTTGCTCCCTTTTCTGTAAGTGGATTTACTAATAATCACAACACAGATCCAAATCATGGTGGTTCTACTTTTGGTGGTTTATTGAAATCTGTAAATAGAGCCGATATTGTAAATGGTCTTAGATTTAAATTTCACAGCGGTGATATAAGCAGTGGAACACTAAAATTATATGGAATTAAATAGGAGAAAAAAATGCCAAGATTTAAAATGGTAAATGGAGAGAGAATTCAGTTTACTGCAGAAGAAGAAACAGCGAGAGATGCTGAAGAGAAAACATGGGCTGACGGTGCACCTGCGCGTAGAATGACTGATTTAAGAACTCAACGTAATTCGCTTTTAGCGGAGACTGACTGGATGGGAAATTCAGATGTCACAATGTCAGCCGATTGGAAGACATACAGACAGGCTCTAAGAGATATTACGAAGACAACTCCAGCCGACGATAGGTTAAGTAACATTACGTGGCCAACAAAACCGGAGTAAAAAGTGGTAAGTACACTCAAAGTTAATAAGATACAGATACCAAATAGTGACAGTGACGTCATATCACTTGATGCTAGCTCAGGTAATATTACGATTCCAAAGAATGTTACATTTAGTGATACAGTTACGTTAGAAAGTATTACATTAGAAGGTAGTAATAACACTGCAATACTGCGTAAGAGTTTAGTTAAAGTAACTGGACATCTTACTTTGGCTGGTGTTAGTGATGCTGATGCATCACTTAATATAAGTTCAGTGGCAGATGGCGGCACAGGAAAAAATACTATAACTGTCACTAATGCTTTTAGTTCTGCGACTGCAGCAGTTGGTAACATAAGTAACCACGATAACTCTTACAATCGTGGCACAGGTATAAGAGATGCATCTGCAAGTCAATTCGAGACTTTTATGTTTCAGGCTTCTAGCGGGTCTCTGTCTGATGATGACACAGATCACTCAGTAACTATTCACGGAGACCTCGCATAATGGCATTAAGCAGAATAGGAAAAAGTATAGGATTTAAAATTACACTGAAGACTGTAACTGCAAACACGACTATCGAAGCTACAGAGAATGCCATGATAGCAGGACCAATTACAGTTGCGAGTGGAGTTACACTAACAGTGAACAGTGGAGGAAGGTTAGTAGTCGTATGAGTACTTTAGGAATTGAAAATATAGAACACATTAACGGTACTAATGCCATGACGATTAATAGTACTGGTAAAGTAGATTTAACTAGAAATAATCAAAATCTATTTGCTGTACAGTTAGGTGCTGATCAAAACATTGCAACTAATGTTCGAACTACTGTTGGTCTTAATACTAAAATATTCGATGAAGATGATTGCTTTAATACATCGAATTATCGTTATACACCAAAAGTTGCTGGATTTTATTTTATTTACGGCAGTATACAGTGGATTCCTAAAAGCGCTGATGATAATGTGTATTTAGAAACAGCTATTTTTAAAAATGGTTCTGATGGAGGTCATTCAACTGGTAATTCACCGTACTTAAACTCGTCTGGAGGTCATAGACCTAGAGAAGTTCTTAGTGTAAAGGCAGGTGCTGCTAAAGAAACAAACGTTGGAGGTCCTATTTTGACACATCTTAACGGAACTACTGATTACCTTACTCTAACAGCTTACATATATAACTACACAAATAGTAGTGCTACAGATAATATTTTAAGAGGTCACGGAGAACAAAGTTTTACACAAATGTTTGGTTATAGAGTAGCATAAGGATAAAGATATGCCGAGTCAAATAAAAGTAGATGAGATTAAAAACGTTGCAGGTCAGTATGAGATCAAGACGAATACTTTCAAAGGACAGACGACTGCAGGATCTATAGCCGTACAAGGTGAAGGTACTGCTACAACTAACTTGCAACAAGGGTTGGCGAAGGCTTGGTATCAATTAGATGGTGCAGGAACTATTGGAATGAATGATTCTTTTAACATGACAACTACTACAGACCACGGAACAGGGGAATATACTACTACGTTTACAAATGCTATGTCTAGTGATGACTATGCGTTTTTATTTGGTAGTGCTAGTCAAGCCAATATTGGCTCTAATGGAGTTACTACTACTACTTTAAGGTTAAGATGTCGTGATGGAAGTAATAGTGCTTTAGATTTAGACCCTATAACTTGTGGAGTAGCAGGAGATTTAGCATGAGTACAATCGTAGGAACAAATATTGAAGTAACAAATCTCAAGTATGACTCTGATACGACCTCTATGATTATATCAAATACTGGTCAGGTTTCTGTAAAAAGTGAAGGACAAGCTAACACAACGAATCTTCAGCAAGGTTTAACTAAAGCATGGTTTACAAGCAGTAGTTCAATGGCTCTCACAGATTCGTTTAATATTGCATCTGTAACAGATGCAGGTGCTGGACAACTAGGAGTAACTACTTCAACTGCTTTTGCCAATACTACTTATTCTTCAACTGGAAGTGGCACTGGTGATTCATATATTAATATTGTGGCAAATTGGAACGAAACACTTACTACAACTTTAACTAGGTTTGGCATGTTAAAAGTTTCTAATGGAACATATACTGATACCGGCATATGCGGTCATATGTGTGGAGACTTAGCATGAGTACATTAGTTATAGATACTATACAAGGTAAGACAACTGCCGGTTCTGTTAACGTTCGTGGTGAAGGTTCGAATAATACAAACTTACAGCAAGGTTTGGCTAAGGGTTGGCTTACTTTAGACGGAACCGGAACTATAGCAATAGTTGATAGTTTTAACATAGGAACCATAACAGATCAGGGTACTGCTAAATACTCTTACGCATATTCAAATAATGTAGTAGCTACTAAACACCCTGTTACTGGAAGTGTTATTGGTAGCACATCTTCTAACTATTATTCTTTTACGGCTTCAGATGGCGTTGCACAAACAACGGCTGGAAGCCAAGTAAATACCACACATCATGGCGGATCACATGATGATCAAGATCCTGTTCATTTAGTTATACACGGAGATTTAGCATGACAATTGAAACACCTGAATTTCAGGGAACACATTTATGGGAACGATTACACTGGGCAAAAGAAAAACTTGAGCCTATACAATCTGATTACAGAGTTGTTTGGGAAGATCCAAATGAACCTGATGAACCCGCAAAGGTTACAATACCAGATCCTAACTGGCTGGCGTGTGCAATGCAGGGTGGAATATTACCACCAGTTCAGTCATATTGGGAACTCAAGAAAGACGAGGCACAACCAGATTTTAAGAAACATACGAGAGGTTATCTATTACATAATACAAAACCAGTTGATAAGATGACCGAAGAAGAAGCAATAGAATATTTAATTATGAAAGACATACCAGAACACGTATGGAAAGATTATGATAAATCTAATCGTAAAAGATTAGTAATTTGTAAAAAACAAAATCTCCCAGGCCATAGAACATGGCGTAATTCGTGGAAGATAAATCAAGAGCTAGTAGCATAAGGAGATAAGAATGACTACAATGATTCAAGACAAAGATGGTGTAATTGCTGCAGCACCATCGTCAGTACCAGACAGGCATTTTCGAAATGCATGGATGTTCGATAGTGCACAGACTGCTATCACTGAAGACATTACCGCAGCAAAGGTAATATTTAAAGATAAAATAAGAGAAATGAGAGCACCTTTATTGGAAGCAGAAGATGTTGTATACATGAAAGCTTTAGAAGCGAACGATTCAGATGCTAAAGTGGCAAGTGTTGCAAAGAAAGTTGCACTAAGAAATGCACCTGCAGGTTCAGCTATTACAAATGCAACTACTATTACTGCTCTGAAAGATGCATGGGATAGCGATGTTTTAGGTGCGAGTCCTTATAAATAGAATAAAATAAGGATTCAACATGGCAGTTCCTAATTCACGTGCAACATTAATAGATTATTGCAAAAGGCGTTTAGGCGAACCGGTAATTGAAATTAATGTAGATGAAGATCAACTTGAAGATAGAGTTGATGAATCGCTACAATTTTATCAAGAGTATCATTCAGATGCCACGGTACGTACATTTTTAAAACATTTAGTAACTGCAGATGATGTTACTAATGAGTACATACCAATACCATCAAACATATTATTTGTTTCAAAGTTACTTCCTTTAACTAGCTCTTTTAATACAAGTAGAAACTTTTTTGATATTAAATACCAAATGATGTTGAATGATATTGCAGACTTAATGAATTTTGCAGGTGATTTAGCTTACTATGAACAAATGCAACAATACCTGTCATTACTTGATAATAAGCTTAATGGACATCCTCAAACACAATTTGCCAGAAGACAAGACAGATTATATATTTTCGGTGATTTTGCCGATAAAGATATTCAAGCTGGAGATTATCTGGTTGCTGAAGTGTATACGATAGTAAATCCTGATACTCACACATCTGTATATAATGATATGTTTGTAAAAGAATATACTACTGCACTTATAAAGCAACAGTGGGGAATGAACTTAATTAAGTTTGAAGGGATGCAATTGCCAGGAGGAGTCATTTTAAACGGAAGACAATTATATGATGATGCTACTGCAGAAATCGAAAGATTGAGAGAAAGCATGAGATTAGAACAAGAACTTCCACCAGACTTTTTCGTAGGATGATATGGCAACTAATTTATACTTCAGTCAAAAAGTAAAGTCCGAACAGAACCTATACGAAGATATTGTAATAGAATCTCTTAAAATGTATGGGCAAGACGTGTTCTACTTGCCAAGAGATATCGTTAATGAAGACAGAATTCTCGGCGATGATCCAGAGTCGAGCTTTAATTCATCACATGCAATAGAAATGTATATCGAGAACACCGAAGGGTTTGAAGGTGAAGGAGATCTATTTACAAGGTTTGGTGTAGAAATAAGAGATGAAGCTACGTTTGTTGTATCAAGAAAAAGATGGGAACAAACTGTTCAAAGATATGACAATGAAATAACATCTACAAGGCCGTCTGAAGGCGACTTGATTTATTTGCCTTTATCAAAATCTTTATTTCAAATATCTCACGTAGAACATGAGATGCCGTTTTATCAATTAAGTAATTTACCTGTTTATAAAATGAGATGCCAGTTGTTCGAATACACTGGAGAAAATTTAGATACGGGTGTTGATACTATAGACGAAATTGAAAAGAAGTACGCGTACAAATATATACTTACACTCACAAATACTCGTGATAGCGCAGAAGCAAGTGTAACAGTTGCTGATGGACAAATTACATCAGTTGCGATAGTGGATAGCGGTAGTAACTACTTTACGGCTCCATCAGTAAGTATAATAGACTCAGCTGGTGTTGGTGGTGCTATAACTTCAACAATTGATAGTAATAGTGGTGAAATAACTAGTCTTACTATTACTAACCCAGGAACTGGCTACACTAGTAGCCCGACTATTAAATTCAGTTCACCTTCACTGACTACTTTCCAAGTAGGCGAAACTATAATAACACCGACAGGCGATACTAATATGAGAGCTGAAGTTATTAAGTATTCAGACTCTGATGATAAACTTCACTTGATACATGCAGGTGCAGATGATGGTGTATTCCACACATTTAGTGTAGGTAAAAAAGTTATAGGTTTAAAATCTGGAGCAGGTGGTGTTATTAATTTAGTGGTAGAAGATAATCAACTTTCTCAAAATGAACAGAATACTGATTTTAGTACAGGTACAGATTTTATAGACTTTTCGGAAAATAACCCATTTGGAGATGTGAGTAACAACTAATGTTTGGTGGACACTTTTATCACGAAAAAACTAAAAAGGCTGTTGCTCTATTCGGCAGGCTATTTAATAATATATATGTAATTCGTAAGAATTCATCAGGTGCAGTGATAAGCCAAATTAAAGTTCCTTTATCTTACGCACCAAAACAAAAGTATCTTGAAAGAGTTAGAGAAAATCCAAATTTAAATGATGACACTTCAGTTGCAATAAAACTACCAAGAATGTCATTTGAAATAACATCTATAGCATATGATGCAACTAGACAGTTAGCAAAGTTATCTACATTTAATACTACTGCATCAGACGCTAACGTAAATAAAAGACAAAAGTTTTTTACGCCAGTTCCTTATTCAATAAATTTTCAATTAAACGCATATGCTAAATCACAGGATGATGCATTGCAAATTGTTGAGCAGATACTGCCAACATTCAATCCGCAATACTCTTTGACTATTAAACCTTTTGGAACTGAATATCCATCTTTGGTTGAAGATATACCTATCATAATACAAGGTGTATCATTTAGTGATGACTTTGAAGGTGCAATGGAACAGAGACGCACGATAATATACAGTATAGACTTTGAGATGAAGATAAGTTATCATGGTCCTATCGCTGATACTAATGTCATTCGTAGTAGTATTGCTTCATTATTTGATATAAATGCAGGACTCAGCGATTCTGATGTTGGTCTTGAAACAATAACAGTAACACCTAATCCTACCAGCGTAATTGGTTTGGCTGATAGCGATTTTGGATTTACAACAACCATAGTGGATAGCGCATAATGTATGAGTATAGATGTAAGGTAGTTAAAATAATAGACGGTGATACTGTAGATGTAGACATAGATTTAGGTTTCGGTGTTTGGATGCATAAAGAAAGAGTGAGATTATACGGAATCGATACTCCTGAATCAAGAACTCGTGACTTAGAAGAAAAAAAATATGGACTGGCCGCAAAAGCCTTTTTAACTGGCATGTTAGATGATCCGGCTGGTATAATACTCAAAACACATAAAGATGCAACAGGTAAGTTTGGTAGAATATTAGGTGAGTTATGGAGAACAACAAATTATGCTGATCAATCTATAAATGATTATATGATAGAAAAACATCATGCTGCAGCATATATGGGACAATCAAAAACTCATATAGAAGAACAACACTTGAAAAATCGTAAACTGGTGACATTAAATGAAGAATGATACGAGTAAATTCTTTCCTCCAGAAGAAAAGAATGTTGATAATGATTATAAGTATTCAAGAGATACATACTACGAATTAGTAGAAAAAGGAAAGCAGAGTCTTGAGCTTATGATTGAGGTTGCACGAGAAAGCGAACATCCGCGTGCATTTGAAGTTTTATCTGGTATGATTAAAAATATATCTGATGTTAACGATAGACTTATGGATTTAAATAAAAAGAAAAAAGACTTAGATCGAAAAGAAGAAATAAAAAATATTGCAAATACTACAAACAACTTATTTGTTGGGTCAACCGCTGAATTACAAAAAATACTTAAGAATGATACGGACCTTGTAGATGTCACGCCAAAATCAAAATGAAAATTATCTAGGTAATCCTAATATTAAAAAAGATGGTATCGTTCAAAACTGGACGAAAGACCAAATACGCGAATATGCGAAGTGTATGAAAAGTCCTGTTTACTTTGTAGAAAAGTATGCAAAGATTATTTCATTGGATAAAGGTTTAGTACCGTTTGAGCTATATCCATATCAAGCTAAAATGTTTAAACAGTTTGATACTAATAGATTTAATGTAGTTTTAGCTTGCAGACAATCAGGAAAATCAATATCTGCGTGTGGTTACTTATTGTGGTTTGCTTTATTTCAACCTGAAAAAACTATTGCAGTATTAGCTAACAAAGGTGCTACTGCTCGTGAGATGTTAGCAAGAATAACCATAATGCTTGAAAACATTCCGTTCTTTCTTCAACCCGGTTGTAAAGCTCTTAATAAATCTAATATTGATTTTAGTAATAATAGTCGTATTATTGCAGCTGCTACTTCTGGTCAATCTATTCGTGGTTTATCTGTTAACTTATTGTATTTAGATGAGTTTGCATTTGTTGAAAGAGCTGCAGAATTTTATACTTCTACTTATCCTGTTATATCATCGGGTACTGACACTAAAATTATAGTAACATCTACTGCTAATGGAATAGGAAATACATTTCATAAAATATGGGAAGGGGCAGTCCAAGGCGTAAATGAATATAGTTACTTTAGAGTAGATTGGAACGATGTACCGGGTCGTGATGAAAAGTGGAAAGAAGAAACTATTAACAATACTTCACAAATACAATTTGATCAAGAATTCGGCAACACGTTCTTTGGAACTGGTGATACACTAATTAACGCTCAGACGTTACTCGACTTACGAGCTTCAAATCCTATAAGAATGTTAGAAGGAAAAGACATATTAATATATAAAGAGCCTATTAAAAACCATGAATACATTTTAGTTGCAGATGTATCAAAGGGAAGAGGACAGGACTACTCTTCTTTTTCCTTAATCGATATTAGCGCTCGCCCGTTTGAACAGGTTGCTGTGTACCGCAATAACACTATATCTCCATTACTCTTCCCTAATATTATATATAAGTATGCCAATGTCTACAACAAAGCTTATTGTATTATTGAATCTAACGATCAGGGTGGTGTTGTTTGTAATGGTTTATATTATGATTTAGAATATGAAAATGTTCATGTTGAATCTGCAATAAAAGCTAATGCAGTAGGGATAGAAATTACACGTAAATCTAAGAGGCTAGGTTGTAGTGCACTTAAAGATTTACTAGAGAATCAAAAATTAAAAGTAGTAGACGAACAATCTATATTAGAAATATCTACGTTTGAAGCAAAGGGCCAAACATTTCAAGCTTCTGTAGGTAATCACGATGACTTAGTTATGAATTTAGTTCTATTCGGATACTTTGTATCTTCTGCGTATTTCTCTAATTTGACTGATTTAAATCTTAAAGATATCATTTTCAATAAAAAAATGAAAGAAATTAACGAAGATATAGTACCATTTGGGTTTATCGATGATGGTACTGAATTTATACAGAAGATTGAAACACAAGATGACCCTTGGCAGATCGGATATGATAGAGATCTGTAATTATATAAATAAGATATAATTGAACAATCGTATTATGAAACTTGTAATTTAAAAATAAGGAATAACAAAATGGCACTATTTTCACCATCGGAATCACCCGCGGTTGTTGTCAAAGAGATAGACCTGACTGGAGGAGTGCCTAACGTCCAGTCAACTACAGGCGCGATCGTAGGAAACTATAGATGGGGTCCGGCTGACAAACGAATGTTAATTGCTAATGAAACAGAATTAGTAGATACATTTGCTTCACCAGACTCTAATAATACAGTAGATTTTCACTCTGCATCATATTTCTTGAGATATTCAAGTAATATGCAAGTAGTAAGATCAATAACATCAACAGCAAAAAATGCGTTTTCAGCTGACTCTGCAAATTTCGCGCAGACACTTCAGAATGAAGATGTATTTGCAACTCAAGAAAGCTTTTTAATATCAGAGCAAAATACCTTTTTAGGTAGATATCCTGGTGATTTAGCTAACGGATTAACCATTGAAAGATGTGTAGCAGGAGATTCTGCAGCATTCAACAATTGGACATACGCAAATGAATTTGATGCAAAGCCTGAAACATCAACATTCATATCAAACAAAAACGGGCAGAATGACGAAATGCACGTAGTAGTAGTAGATGGACAAGGTAAATTTACAGGAACTAAAGGCGCAGTTCTCGAAAGATATCCTTTCTTATCAGTGGCAAAAGATGCTAAAAACACTACTGGTAGTTCTATCTTTGTAAGAGACGTTATTAACGAAAAGTCAAGTTATGTCTATATGGCAGCATTTGATTCAGATGTAAGCTTAGCCCAATTTTCAGGTTCTACTGCAGTAGGACGAGCCGGCAGTTTATCAACCGATAGCGGAGATGATTATAATATTGATGCTTCAACATATGATTCTGCAGGTAGTCCTGGCAAATATGTTAGATCTTTTACCTTAGCTAATGGTGTAGCATCGGGAGTGTTAACAACGAGCGAATACGCAACTGGTTATGATTTATTTGAAGACAAAGATCAAATTGAAATAGACTTCTTGATTTCTCCAAGTATGGCAACTAGAACAGATCATGACACTGTAGTTTCAGACTTAATTGGTACTGCAGCTGCTCGAAAAGATTGTGTTACAGTATTTTCACCAGCAAGAGATGACGTTGTTAACTTGACAAATTCAAGCACTATAACATCAAACATTGCTGCAACAGGTGATGCTATAACACCATATTCCTCATATGCTTTCATGGACGGCAACTTCTTAAAAGTGTATGATAAATTTAATGATCAGTTCATATTCATACCTGCAGCTTCTTCAACAGCAGGAATTATGGCTGCAACTGATTTAAACAGAGCGGCATGGTTCTCACCTGCAGGTTCTAGAAGAGGCCAATACCTTGGAATCACTTCATTAGCATGGACACCGACGAAAGGGCAAAGGGATTCTTTATATAAAAAGAGTATAAATCCAATTGCAAATATTCCTGGTTCTGGTGTAATACTATTTGGTGATAAAACTGGACTTAGAAGAGCATCTGCATTTGATAGAATCAACGTAAGAAGACTATTCTTAATATTGGAAAGAGCAATATCAAGAGCAGCAGAGCAAGTACTCTTTGAATTCAATGATGAATTTACAAGAGCAGAGTTCGTCAACATTATTGAACCAGTGCTAAGAGAAGTCAAAGGTCGAAGAGGTATCACAGACTTCAGAGTAGTAGCGGACGCAACCAATAATACTGCGACAGTTATTGATAGGAATGAATTTAAAGCAGACATATTCATTAAGCCTGCACGTTCTATTAACTTTGTCACATTAAATTTTGTAGCCGTAAGAACTGGTGTAGACTTCGAAGAAGTCGTCGGTACGGTATAAGGAGATAGAAAATGGCAGTATTAGGCGTAGATGATTTTAAATCAAAGCTTAGGGGTGGCGGGGCTAGACCTAACCTCTTCAAAGCTACAATCAACTTTCCAGGTTACGCGAATGGAGACCCAGAACTGACATCTTTCCTCTGTGAAACAGCTCAGTTACCGGGATCAACACTCGGTCAGATAATTGTACCTTTCAGAGGTAGACAATTAAAAATGGCCGGTGATAGAACATTCGACGTATGGACAGTCACAATAATCAACGATACAGATTTTGCTATCAGAAATCCAATGGAAAGATGGATGAACGGCATGAATGCTCATTCTGCAAATACGGGCTTATCAACTCCAATTGCATATGAAGCAGATCTCTTAGTTGAGCAATTAGACAGATCAGGTGACGCTGTCAAAAAGTACACATTCAGAGGATCATATCCACAAGATATGTCTCCAATTGAATTGAACTACGGTTCAAATGATGAAATCGAAAGATTTACAGTATCATTTGCTTACCAGTACTATGAGACTGACACGACAACTTAAGTATAAATATTAGGAGAGTCAAATGGCTCTCCTAACTTAAAGGAATTATTATGGCAGACAGTACGTTAAAATTATTTGGATTTGAAATAACGAGGACTAAAGACAAGAAATCAATCAAGTCTATCGTTCCGCCACGTGACGATGATGGTGCAGGTTATGTAACCTCATCTACATCAGCAGCGCATTACGGGCATTACGTTAATATGGAAGGCGATGATTCAAAAGATAATGTTCAATTAATATTGAAGTACCGTGGTTCAGCCATGCATCCAGAAGCAGATGCAGCAATAGAAGATATTGTAAATGAATCGATAACCTCAAGCGATATGAAACCAGCACTAACTTTAAACTTAGATAGAGTTCCAGTAAGTGCATCTATAAAGAAACAAATGCTTGAAGAGTTTGACAAAGTATATAACATGTTAAATTTTAAAGAATTAGGGCATGATATTTTTAGAAGATGGTACATTGATGGTAGACTGTATCATCACTTAGTAGTTGATGAAAACAATTTAGCTGCAGGTATTCAAGAAATAAGATATATTGATGCAGCAAAAATAAGAAAAGTTAAGCAAGTTAAAAAGAAGAAAGATCCTGTAACAGGTGCTAGTCTTGTAGAAAAAGTAGATGAGTTTTACATTTATCAAGAAAAGCCAGGGAATCAGCAAAGTGCAATTAAATTAACTAACGATTCTGTAAGTTATTGTACTTCAGGATTATTAGATGAACACCGAAAGAAAGTTGTTTCTTTCTTACATAAAGCACTAAAGCCGATTACGCAATTAAGAATGATGGAAGACTCATTAGTGATTTACAGATTGGCAAGAGCTCCTGAAAGAAGAATGTTTTATATTGATGTAGGTAACTTACCACGTGGTAAAGCCGAGCAATATATGAAAGATATAATGGCAAAGTATCGAAACAAATTAGTTTACGATGCTAAGACTGGTGAAATACGTGATGATCGTAAACATATGTCTATGCTGGAAGATTTTTGGCTACCGCGAAGAGAAGGCGGTCGTGGAACAGAAATATCTACATTACCGGGTGGAGAAAATTTAGGACAGATTGAAGATATTATATACTTTCAAAAGAGATTATATAGATCACTTAATGTTCCGTTGAATAGGCTTGAACAAGAACAACAGTTTTCATTAGGTAGAGCAACTGAAATAAGCAGAGATGAATTAAAGTTTCAAAAGTTTATCGATAGACTAAGAAATCGATTTGCTACTTTCTTTTATGAAATACTTAAGAAACAATTATTAATGAAGAATATTATTACCGAAGAAGATTGGATGACATGGAAGAATGAAGTCAATCTTGATTTTACACGTGATAATCATTTTTCAGAATTAAAAGAAGCAGAATTACTCAGAGAAAAAATACAAACACTAGATCAAATACAAAACTATGTCGGTGAATACTTTTCAAAACAATGGGTACAAAAGAATATTCTTCTTTTTGATGATGATGAAATCGAAAGAATGGATAGTGAAATAGCTGCAACACAGCAGCAAGAACCAGAAGACGACCAAGGAGCAATATAATGGCCGAAGAACAAACACCTGATAACGTAAATACTATTGAAGATTTAGTGCAGTATTCATTATCACAAGATTACAATAAAGCAAATGAAATATTTGGTAATGTAATAACTACTAAATTATCAGATGTATTAGATCAAGAAAAAATCAAGCTTGCAGGGCAAATATACAATGGTGATCCAGAGGAAGATATCGATGAACCAACCGATGAGGATCTTGAAGATACAGGACAGGACGAAGATGAAGAAGAATCTGAAGAAGAATCTCAAGAAGAATCTCAAGAAGAATCTGAAGATGAATCTGAAGATGAATCTGTATAAAACTGTAAATGTATAAATATAGTTAACATGAAAACTTTTTCGCAACTTAGAGAATTGGCAGGTAGAAAGCCAGAAGGCAAGATGGTCTTTAACAAAAAGGTTAAAGGTGTCAAAGCAATGATACATAAAGAACGTAATGGATTTGTTGCTTATATAGATGGTGATAGACTTGATGTATACAAAACTCAAAAAGAAGCAGAAAAAGCTATAACCGAATTTATGAAACAATATAAGTAGGTACAGAACATGAAACTAATATCAGAATTTGCCGAAAATGATTTAAACTTTCTAGTAGAAGCAGATAAAACAACTGGAAAGAAGAATTACAAAATACAAGGTATATTCGCACAAGCAGAAAAAAAGAATCGTAACGGTCGTATATATCCAATGCCGGTGATGGAAAAAGCACTTGGCAAATATAATGCTGATCAAGTGAGTAAGGGTAGAGCAGTTGGAGAACTTAACCACCCCGAAGGACCGACCGTTAATTTAGATAAAGTTTCTCACAAAATCAATAAACTTGAATTTCAAGGTGATGATATTGTGGGTGAGGCAACGATACTAGACACTCCTATGGGTCAAATTGTAAAAGGTTTACTTGATGGCAATGTCCAGTTCGGTGTATCGACTCGTGGTATGGGAAGTTTGAGCCAGCGTAATGACACAATGGTCGTAAATAGCGACTACATTCTTAATGCGGTAGATATCGTACAAGATCCATCTGCTCCTGGAGCTTTTGTTAATGGGATAATGGAAGGTGTTGAATGGGTTTGGAATAATGGCATTATAGAAGCGCAAACAATTGAAAAAATGGAGACTGAAATTAAAAAAGCTCCACGTGCTGATCTCTATGAGACACAGGTTCGTGA